TTACTGATGGCGCGGCCTTTGAGGTGGACCCGGGCAATGGCTCCATCCAGCTCATCACCCTAGGCGCATCCCGCACCCCGAAAGCTACCAACTTCGCCGCCGGTGAAAGCGTGACGCTGATGGTCAACGACGGAACGGCCTACACGCTGACGTGGACCGACTCAACTTGGGGCACGGGTGGTGTCGTCTGGGTGGGTGGATCGGCCCCAACGCTGGCGACCAGCGGCTATACGGTGATCCAGTTCTGGAAGGTATCTACTCAGGTTTACGGCGCCCGCGTGGGCGATGTCGCGTGAGACATCCATTTTTAAGGACTTTGGCGGGGTCTTCGGCAGGTCCGACTACGGACCCCAACTTCGAGAACGTCACTTTGCTTTTGCACGGGGACGGCACGAATGGCGGGCAGAACAACACGTTCGTCGATGGGAGCACGAACAACTTCACCATCACACGGAACGGCAACGTAACGCAGGGCACTTTCTCGCCATATGGCGATAACTGGTCTAACCAGTTCGACGGCACGGACGATTATCTGTCAATTGCCGACAACGTAAACCTTCGAGCTGGTTCCGGTGCGTTCACCATAGAAGCTTGGATTTACCGCAATGCCACAGGCGCCGCGCATACCATTTTCGCCAAGGGAGGAGCATCAACGGGAATCGTGTTTCAAGTGGCATCGACGGATGTTTTGCGGTTTACGCATACCACAACCAACATCGACTCGACGGGAACTATTGCGCTTGGAACTTGGACGCACGTTGCGGTTGTGAGAGAGGGCACGGGAACGAACGAGACCAAGCTCTACATCAACGGAAGTCAGGACGGGCAGGGTACAGTAAGCACGGACTTCACGCAAACGGAGGAAGTGCGAATTGGAACGGATCGCTCGGCCGCAGCCGACTTCAACGGTTACATCAGCAATTTGCGATTTGTGAAGGGCACGGCGGTTTACACAGCCGCATTCACGGTTCCAACTGCGCCTCTGATTTCCATCAGCAACACGCAACTGCTGACCTGCAAAACCAATCGATTCCGAGACGACAGCAGCAACGGGTTTACCGTTACCACCAACAACAATGTTAGCGTGCAGCGGTTCTCCCCGTTCTCCCCGACGGCGGCCTACGCGGCGGGGACGATTGGGGGGAGTGGGTATTTTGATGGGAGCGGGGACTATTTGGGCGTGCCTAGCGGAGCGTTTTCATATGCCTCTGGCACAGCCTACACGTTTGAAGTCTGGGTTTACCTAACGTCATATCCGACACAGTACCCACAAATCTTTGGGCCAGCAGTATCAGCGGGATCCAATACTGCCTCGATGTACATCGAGAACAATGGAGCTGTCGGGTTTGGTCAGGCTAATGTTGGAGCCTTCTACACGGCAGCCGCTGGCACTATCGGGTTGAACCGCTGGGCCCACATCGCCGTAGGAAAGAACTCCTCCAACTCGGGTAGGATGTGGGTGAACGGCGTGAGCGTAGCAACCGCCACCGATACGGCAAACTATGCGGTTGGCGCGACCATCGTAGGGCAAAATCCAGCAGGCACGCAGCGAGTTGCTGGATACATTTGCGACTTGCGCTCCGTGACTGGTTCGGATGTTTACGGATCAGCCAATACGACTATTACTGTCCCGACTGCTCCGTTGTCGTCGGTTACGGACACTAAATTGCTGCTCGCTTTCCAAAACGCCGCCATCCTTGACAACGCGATGATGGCCGTGCCGGAGACGGTGGGGAACGCGCAGATTGACACGACGATAAAGAAGTTTGGCACGGGGTCTTTGGAGTTTGACGGGACAGGAGACTGGCTGCTTGTTCCCGACAGCATCGATCAACGGCTCGGCACCGGCAAATTCACCATCGAGTGCTGGCTCTATCTATCGGCCACAGGCGCGGCGCGTGGTATCGTCGGCAAGGGCACCTCAACGACCGGCTGGTTGCTATCAACTAACAGCAGCAATGCCGTCGTTTTCACCTACGGCACCAGTACGATCACCAGCACCGGAACATTGTCTGGGACGACTTGGTATCACATTGCCGTTGTCCGAGAAGGCACCGGCACCAACCAGACCAAGATTTACATTGACGGAACGAACGACGGCACCGGCACGGTCTCTACCGATTTTACGCAGACAAACGCCGCTTACGTTGGCGCCAACCGTACAGGAGGAGATGCGCTCAACGGCTACATTGACGATCTCCGCATCACCAAGGGGGTCGCCCGTTACACCGCCAACTTCACCCCGCCTACCGCAGCCTTCCCTGACCTATGAACATCGCCCTAGTAGACAACGGACAGGTGACCGACGTGGGCGACTACCGCGCCCTATTCCCGCAGACCTCATTTCCGCCGTCCGGCCCTTCGGATGAGTTCCTTGCCGATAATGGGGCGATGAAGGTCAACGTCTGGCTGCCGTATGACCAGATGACGGAGAAGCTCTCCGCCTGCTCGCCCTACATCGATGGGGACTGGGTGTACACGGTGGAGGTGGTGCCGCTAACGCCCGAAGATATCGCCGCCCGCAACGAATCACAGGCTTCCAACGTCCGCGCCCAACGCGATCAGCTCTTACTGGCGTGCGATTGGACCCAGCTTGCCGACTCGCCGGTTGATCCCCTGCCGTGGCGCACTTACCGAAAGGAGTTGCGGGATGTGCCTCAACAGCCGGGATTCCCGTGGTCGGTTGTCTGGCCCGTCGCGCCGGGAACTATGGCTGATCCCGCGGTGATCCTAGCGCCGGACCCCTACCTTACGTGATTGAGCTGGCCTCCCTCATAGCAGCCCTAGGAAAGGCCATTCCTTTCGTTTCTAGGCTACTTTCCGAGGTGGAGCGTATCAGGGTAGCCCAAACCCACAATGCCATCGATAAAGCCATTGCAGAGGCCCGCAAAGGGCCTTCTGTGTGTCCTAGCCCTTCTTGCCCTCTCCGGGTGCTACACGACGGGGCAGGTGGACAGGTTCCTGAAGCACCCCGAGTTTAAGGCGGCGGCTCAGTTTGCCCCCAACTTCACCTCGGAAGTCCTTCACGCTTTGGCAGAAGCGGAGAAAAAGTCGTGGTAGGATAGGCCAGATGCTCCAAGCCAAGGACTACATCGTTGCCGGGACCCCAGTTGCGGCGTCCATCACCCTCTCTCAGGTGAACCAAGTGGCGGCTCTCGTGGGCACCCTTCTCGGAATTGCATACCTACTCTGGAAATGGCGGAGGGAGGCCAAGTGAAGAAGGCGGATATGCCCTGCAACCAGCCGATGAAGAGCTGGAGGGCGGGGAAGAAGAAGGTGGTGAAGGCTTGTGCGAATGGACAGGAGAGGATCGTCCATTTCGGTGATAGCTCGATGAAGGACTTTACCCAGCACCGCTCCAAGGAGCGCAGGAAGTCCTATTGCGCCCGTTCCGGTGGGATTAAGGGTGGGGAAGGCAAGCTCTCTGCCAACTACTGGGCGCGTAAGGTGCTCTGGTCCTGTTAATCCTATGAGCAAATCCGGCGAAAAGTACAAGACGAAGGCGCAGATGATGCGCCACGAGAAGTCCGAGTCCAAGAAGCAACGGATGATGGAGTACGGTGCGATGAAGATGAAGAACCACGGGACGTCCCGTAAGAAGTGCTCCTAAGATGCCCCTAACCAAGAAAGGGGCCAAAGTGATGGCCCAAATGGAGGCTGAGTACGGGAAGGAAAAGGCCCAACGGGTCTTCTACGCGATGGCTAATTCCGGCAAGCTAAAGGGCGTTGATTTCAAGCGGAAGCGGCGGTAAGTGGTAGGATAGGTGTATGCCTGTCCTGTCCACAGTTGGTGCTGCCTCTTTGCGGGCGTTTGGGGCCTTCCGTCAGGGGACGGTGGCGTTCAACTTCATCTCGGCTACGGGCGGCACGGTTTACGTTGATCCGACCAACGCAGACTACAAGATTCACCAGTTTACGTCGGATGGCACCTTTGCCATCTCTGCCGCTCCAGCTAATCCCTCAGTTGAGGTGATGATGGTTGGTGGTGGCGGAAGTGGCTTGTATGGCGGTGGTGGTGCTGGCGGGTACGTCTACAGGTCTTCCTTCACCGTTTCTGTTGGTTCGTTCAGCGTTGTGGTTGGCGCTGGCGGCGGGGGAAGTGGAGGAGACACCACGTTTTCCGGTCTAGTGGCTCTTGGTGGTGGCTATCCTAACCAAGCAGGCGGCAGCGGTGGCGGTGGTCGGGATATGAATGGCGGAGCTGGATTGCAGCCCACTTCAACCACCGGCGGATTTGGCAACAAGGGTGGGAATTGGACTTCATTTGGCAATGACGGCGGCGGCGGCGGCGCAGGAAGTGCTGGCGGACTTCCTTTTGCTGGAAGCGGAAGGACTGCGGACATCATTTCCTCGTCTGGCACCTATGCCACATTTGCAACCGGCGGCACCGGCAACTTAAACAGCGTATCGACTGCATTCCCTGCCGTGGTAGCCAATTCCGGCGATGGCGGATGGGGCGGAGGATACAACAGCTCAAGCGGAGTTTACGTTCCGTTTGGAAGCGGTCAGGCTGGCATTGTCCGCTTGCGCTACAAATTCCAATAATGGCACGCTATTCCAAGTTTGGCGCCCTCGACTCGGCCATTGTTGACGATGGCGACGTAGGCTTCACGAAGGTGAACAACCGCCTGCGGCCTGACCAGCTCAAGGCTGGCGAGGTGGCGGCCAGCTCCAACGGGCGAATGGACATTGAGGGCGCTTGGCAGACCCGTAAGGGGCTGGAGAGCTTCGGTCCTACCCTTACTGCCAACACGGAGTCCATTCGGCTTACGTCCCCCGCTGTCTGGTATCTGTACGCTACGGCCAGCATCTCCTCAGCTAGCCGATCTGGCACCACCGTAACGGTTAATACGGCTACGAATGCCTTCGTCACCAATACGCTGGTGAACATTGCCGGGGTTAGCGGCACGGTGGACCCCACGGGAAATCGCCTCATCACGGTCGTCAGCACAACTCAGTTCACCTTCACCATCCCCGGAGCTACGGGGAGTGAGACCTACACCGTCAGTTCTGGGGTGGCCGGTCCGGCCAAGCTTACTGGCACCCAAACGACCGGCGTTTACGGGTCTTGCCTCTTCTCCGACCCTTCCAGCCAGAACGCCAACTACATCATCCGGGCCACCAACCAGAACGCCATTGCCACCCCTGCTAGTGGCGGGGCTTCGGTCACGATTGCCTATCCGGCTGGCGTATCCATCTCCTCGGCTGTGGAACTCCTGCAATGCTTCGACAAGGTGCTGATGTTCCGCGAAGGCGAGACGGCTTTGGAGTGGAACGGAGACCTTTCGGGCAGTCCTGCCTTCACGGCGGTGGCTAGTGGGTTGTATACCCAGCCCGTATACTTCGATGCGGCGGGGAATGCCTCCATTACGGATGGCGTGGTCACCATCACGGCCAACTCCCACGGGCTTTCCGTTGGAGATACGGTGTACGTCATCGACCGAGCTTCTTCCGAGCTTCAGGAGGGCGACTTCCCGTACACGGTGAGCGATGTGCCTACGGCCAACAGCTTCAAGTTCCTTGGTCAGGTGCCGGACATCTCTTCGGACCGAATCGTGGTCTCTAAGAAGATCAGTTCCGGGAAGGGCTTCATCCATATGCCCGCGCCCGGATGGGGCTACTACCATCAACGCCGTCTGTGGGTGCCTTACTGGTACGAACCGGGTTCTGGGTCTTATACTGACAGGAATGTCAGGGATGAGATCATTGCCTCCGACATTCTGGACAGCGACACCTACGACCGCATCCAGAACCAGTACCGGATCACGGCTGGTGTGGCTGACAACGTAGTTGGCCTCCAAGCCTTCTCTGAGGACAATCTCCTCGTCTTTAACCGCAATTCCATCCATCTGGTGAGGGGAATCAGCGGATCGGTGGCTGACACGGCTGTTCAGATGATTACGTCTGAGGTCGGATGTGTGGCCCGCCGGTCCATCCTCCAGATCGGGAATCAGGTTCTGTTCCTCTCCGACAATGGGGTATATGCTGCGGCCTTTGGTGACCTTTATAACCTAAGAGGTGCAGGCGTACCTTTGTCGGAGCCTATTGCGGCTACGATTCAGCGGATTAACAAGGACTATGCGGATAGGGCGGTCGCGGCCTACTTCAACAACCGCTACTACCTCGCGGTGCCGTTGGACGCCTCTACGACCAACAACGCCATCCTGATCTACAACTTCCTGAATCAAGGCTGGGAGTCATTGGATACGACGGGTCAGACGGGGTGGGAGATCGACAACTTCATCGTTGCGGACAATAGCGGACTAGCCTCCCTGTACACCATCAGTCCTAGCGGTTCGATCCACGAGATTGACGCTCGGGCAGACGGCAACGATAACCTATCAATCTTTGCGGGCGTTCCAGCCGCCATCTACCCCATCTCCAGCAGCGTCACCACCCGTCAGTACGCCTACGGGATGATGGACCGCAAGAAGTTCAATTCCTATGAGTTCCATATTGAAAGCTCTGCTTCGGAGTCCTCGAACGCGACGTTCTCGGCGGAAGTGGAGAATCCCGATGCCATTGTTGATCTTGGCACTCTCTCAAGCCTCCTTGGCTCCAATCTGGCGGTAGCCGAAGATGCGTCGCTGCGTGGTAGAATC